TAAATCTACATTTGAAATCCATTTAGACTCTGGAGTTAAAGGTTGGTATATCTTATAAGAGTACTCTCCGTCTTTGAAATATACATAAGCATAAGCAGGTTTAAACACCCGTTTATTTTCAACGTATATTATTGTCTTATTAACATACACTTTTTCACATGGAAATACATTGTAATAAACAAGTATTTCTTTTGTGATACCAAATTGAGCCCAATACTCCAAGTCTTCTTCAGACCATTCTCTTTGCTTGATTTTAATATCAATAGAACTTTCTTTTGCAATTAGTTCAATCTCTGACTGACTAAATTGTGTTTTAAATCCATGATACTTTTCAGGAGAATCACCTCTCATCCTATCATCATACAAACCTAAGCCCATATCATAATTTATTTTAGATGCAGCCGAGTACAGATCTGGTAAGTTAAATAATTTCTTAACAAATTGCACTGGTCCTCCCCAATCTCCAGTAGACCAATCATTGTAATACAAATAACCAGTTTTAGAAATATGTAGAGCAAAACTTGGATTAGAGTCTTTTCTTAGTGGGCTCTGCATTGCCTTACTAAGTCTTATATCTTTCCCCAAGTAATAACTAAATATCTGATATGGCTCTACATTTTGTAATAAAGTGTCAAAGGATAGTAAATTATTAGTATCGTACATATCTTTAAATTAAAAAGAGTGTGACATTTGCCACACTCTTTTATTAATAATTAGAATGCTCTTTTAGAAAGGCATATCATCATCTGGTGCTCCAGGTGCTTGTGCTCCTGCAGTTGGAGTAGCTGGTGCAGCTCCATTACCCAATTTTGGATCATCACCATCTTCTTTTTCCATTTTGTCAAATCCTGGATCGATTTTCAATCTTGATTTGTCAGATGTAACAGACATAGCCTCTACAAATGGAACATACTTAGGAATTGAAACATAGTTTCTGTAATTGTAAACCAATTTAATTCTCAATTTTGTTTTGTGAATATTTGGTTTAACCATTGCAATAACTTGGTTTGCAAAATCCTCGAATGTCGGTGCAGAGATGTTGACAGCCTCTGCAGGTACAAACTTAGTACAGATGTGCTTGATTCTGATTAAGAAGTTTTTAACTTTTTTCTCAAAATTAGCGTCATCACTTGCGATTGGCCATTCTGTGTGAGATACTTGCTCACCTTTATCTCCTTCAAAGTGAAATTTTAAATACGGATTTCCATTAGAAGCTGTTTCTAACGAAATATCTTTTAATGTTACTGCTTCATGAATACCTACTGAAAAGTAATTATTCGATTCTTCTTGTACTGATTGATCTAAACTATACATATATGTTTATTTTTAAAAATTTGTAATTAATTAATTATTCTCCTAATTCGTAATCTCTGATTGCTTTGTCTACTGCTGCAAGATCATTAGGTATTTGAAACGATTCGAACACTCCTTCTGGTGAACGAGCTGTGTTATAACCATTGTTTTGAGTTTCAAAACAGTAAGTAACTTCTCCTTCTCCTCTGACAATTGCCGCATACAACGTGTAAGTTGTTAAACCTTCTAAGTTTAACTTAGTTAACTTAGCTCCGTTTGTTTTCAATCTTTGTCTTGGAATACCGTCTTTACCTAAGTAATCTTCTGTATGAGCAATGCAGAAAACTGTTAAATCTTCTCTTAACGAAGCTACTAAACGATATAAATCGTAAACATCTCCAGCAAGATCCATCCATTTATCGTAACCTTTCTTCTTTCTTTCTGACATTTCTTTATCAGACATAATAGAATTTAAAGTATCAATAACGATAACCTTGATGTGAGGTTGATCGGTATTAACTTTGTTCAACAAAGTCATAATCATAGAAATATCTGAAGTAGATACGTAATTACGATTTTCTTTGTTGTACTTTGCTTTCCACCCACGGAAAGGCATGTTTTTCTTATCACCATTGATGTATAAAACACCTTCTGGATCTAAGTTGCGCATTGAAAAGGTTTTACCTGTACCAGGTTCACCAAGCACTTGGACTAATGTAGCCATACTCTCTATTTTTATTGGTTAATAAATACTTTTAAACTTTGCTCATATCATAACCATTATTAGGTTTTGTTACTTGCATAGGATGTTCGGGTTCTTCAATTCTACTGTATTTCAGCATGTTTTTCATTTGAGCAACACAAGGTTCACCTTCTCTTACTTTTATGAAATGCCAATATACATAACCAGCTACAGGCCACCCGTGAGGCCCATAACTTTGTAGTCCCATTTGTTCTGGATTCATAGAAACCATTACTACATCTGAAAACTGATAAACCATATCACCTCCAAATACATCTTTTCTAAGTGGAAAATGACGATGAGGATCAGTCATTCTATCTGAAGATTCAATATCTCTGTTCAATTGAGTTAAAACTACAAATGCTATTTTGTAAAGTTTCTTTAATCTATTAAACATTGTCATTAATTCTCCAAGAACAATTCTCTCTAATTCACCTTGTTTACCTTGTACAAGGATAGTATGGTCTAACAAAACAACAAGACCTCTGTTTGGATCTTTCTCCAGAGCTTTTCCAATAAAATTATGGATAGTATTTTCGATTTGCTCTACTGTTCCTGAATGTTCTACATAATGAACGTTCAATTTAGCTATTTTAGCACCTTCTTCTAATACTTTTGCATAAGTTTCATCGTCAAGCTTCTGACCTAACTTACCACTATACAGTTCTTGTGTTGTCTTATCTAATGCACTTGCAAACTTTCTACCAACAAGATTACGAGATAACATTTCAAAGTTAAACGATAAAATATCAAAATCTTCGTCCTCGTTTAAAAATCCTAACTGGGTTTCTAATTGGTTTAATATTGCAGTTTTACCTGAACCTGACCTACCACCTATTGTATGAATAGTATTCCATTCCAAACCACCCATAGCTATCTCATTGTATTTAAACCAAGGAGTTGTTAAAGACTTTATAAGCCCTAACCTTCTATCGTTAATATACCTTGCAGCTTCTCTGGTGGATTCTACAATAGGTTTTACAGCCAATAATTTAGGCTTAGATGAGTGTGTTTCCATACGATATAGTTGTTTTAGTTGTGTTACTTAAATCAATTAAATGTTCGTAAGTAAGCCACTCGTTTTTGTTTATCCAAGTAATAAATGCTCTCATAAATCCTAATGAATTGTTTTGCTTTCTAAAAGCTAACTCTGCATTAAGACAATTCATAACGTGAGCATGTTTTGCTGCTTGGTTCGCAGTTCCGAGATACTTTTTATACTTTGCTTTGCACTCTTTTGTTTCTTTAGCATCTGATGATTGAGGTCTAAGCATTCTCATACCTCTATTACTGGACACTTTTATAGGAAACGTACTAAACAACTCATGAAAATAAGCATCTACATCGGATACAAATAGGTCTGTAAGCATTTTTTTGGAAAATGTAATCTTTTCACTTTCTACTTCAGACCAATCTATATTTTTTTGTAGTATAAATCCTTTCTCTATAAGTTCATTTAACTCTTCGTTTGTAATAAAACCTCTATGAATAACCTTGTCTACCGTATTGAATTTCTTTTCAAAACAGAGGAACAATAATAGATATTGAGACGGACTTAGCCTCTCCTCAAAGAGAGAGTCCACGTTTATTTCTACTACCATAAGTTACTTTAAATTTTTTGGATTTTACACCGATTCTCCTTACTCAAATATACGAAATAATCACCAAACATAAGTATTTTTTGTTACTTCTTTACTCTTTTGATTGTAAATTTCGTTGTTAATTTCAGAAATATTATTAATAAAACAGCCAGGAAAATTCTCCTGACTTTTAGCTAACCAAGATTGCTCTTTAGTACCTTCTACATACAGACGAATCATATATGCTTCTTTACCTTCTTTCAATCTGACAGCTCTACCAAGACGTTGGATAAAGTCTTTTTCTTTGGATGTACCAGATGCAATTATAGCAAGTGATACATCATTAAGGTTAGCACCTTCATTTAACGCTGAGGCTGATATAATAGCCCTTGTAGAAGTTTTTAGATCGTTAAAGTCATCTAACATTTGTTTCTTAACCTTTTTAGTAAGTTTAGAATGAAAAGTAGTTGCTATTTTTGGACCTAATTCTTGCGATACCGAGTTTGCAAAGTCAATAGACTGTGAAAACACTATACCTCTTCTATCTGAAAACTTTTCAAGTATTTCTACAACAGCTTGGATTTTATTCTCTGCATTGTAGATAATATCTTTTCTTGTTTTCATAGCATTCATACATAACTGAGGCCAAGCTCTCATGTCTCTAAAATCTTTCGCACTATATCCTTCTTTTTGAAGGAATGTTTTAAATGCGACAGGGTTTAGACACTTGAACAATACTTGAATGTTTTTAAATCCTCTTGAATCTGTAAAGATTGAAAAGGTTTTTTCAAACACTTCCGTTGCCTTATCATACTCTCCTTGCTCTTGTTTAGTAAGGGGAATAGCTAAATTGAATACTTTAAAAGGAGCTATTAACCCCATTCTTAACGCCTCTGCAGTCGAGATTGTCTCAACAATAGGAGCAATAGTCCATAATCTCGGTTTAAGACTTGATTCGATACTTGCACTTAATGCAAGTATCTTATCAAATTTATTTTCCAGGAAGAACTTAAAATATTGGAAATCCTTGTTCTGTACGTCTGGAACGTAATTATGTACCTCATCTGCTATTATTAAATCAAAATGCTCATTCTTCCATTTATACACTGTTTGTATGCATTGAATCTCAACATTTGTACTTAACAACTCAGAAGCTCCCCATTGAGTAAATTCTCCTACCCATGCGTCATCTCTAATAGTTTGTGTAGGGGTAATTATTAATATTCTTGCATCAGGTTTATGTTTTACAACATACTGAGAAGCAAGAACCCCACACCTTGATTTACCAACGCCTGTAGCCATTTCAAGAGTACCTTTACAGCCATTAACAAACCATTTGTTTAAAGCTGCTCTTTGTACTTTATCCTTAATTGCATTTACAGACATAATTTTATCTTTTAGTCATTAATCGAATGTACGACACATCTACAAAATAATATTGTATTACTGCATCATAAACATTCTCAAGTGATACACTATATACCACTCCATTTGAATCCCAATGTACATCTCTTACTCTAAAACTACAACTTTTTATAGTTCTATCGTTTGCACGAAGGTCTTTAGGACAAAACAAAACATGATCACCTACTGTAAACCATAACATTTTTTTATGTATAAGGTATTTAGTAGGATTATGCACTGACATAGCCAGTACTTGTTTGTCTTCTTTGTCTTCTTCCCATTTGTCCAGGACTTTCCCTTTATAAGATAAAGTTACAAAACCTTTTTCAGTCTTGTTATCTATCCAGAGAGTTCCAAAACTGCTTACATCTCCAACAATTTTACCCATGTTTTTGTTATTTTTCCCAAAAATCACTGATATTAGTATCAGCTTCTAATAATCCATTTGGAATTATAGGTAGCGTAGATTTCTTCATCAGAGCTGTAAACTCCTCTTTCCATTGTTCTGCATAATCTTTATGCACTATAGTATCGATTTGATCATGTACAGCCATTACAATTTTAACAGGCACATTATGCTCTGCTATGTAATCTCGTACTAAAGTCAATGCATACTTACACATATCAGCACCAGAACCTTGTATTGGAGTATTCTTTGATGCTCTTTCTATACTACCTACTTCCTTAAATAAATCTCTATCTTTTCTTATATTTGGTTTCCATTTACTAAACCACCTAATTCTTTTATAAGGTGCAAAAGTTTTAATGAAACCATTATCCAACCCATAGGTTCCCAAAGAATCTAAGAATTTTTTAATACTTGGAAAAGAAGAGAAATACTTTTCAATTAACATAGCTGCTTCTTCTATTTCTATCAGAAGAGTGTCAGCCAGCTTAAACTTGGACATACCATAAGCTAATCCGAAATTTATGGTTTTAACACCATTTCGTAAAGATTTATGCTCTTTACAATTACATTTTGACCTTTGCATCTCATTGGTAACTGGATCTATCTTGTAAAAATCACAATCTGGATCTTGGGCATCTTCCCAAATTTTACCATATACCAACTCTGCACAAACAGAATGCAAGTCTTTTCCTTCAGATAATGCTTTTAGCCATACTGGATCTTTAGAACCATAGGCTATAATACATAATTCTTGAGAACTGTAATCACTTGATACAAAAACCCAATCATCGTACCCAGAAATAAAACAATTCCTATACTTATTATCAGCAGGAATTTGTTGCATATTTGGATCACGACTACTTACTCTACCAGTGTTTAGGATTTGGTTAAATGATGTATGAATACGATTATCAGCTCCTAAATATTTAAGGAAAGCCATACCGTATGCATTTGATTTCTTCTCTACTTCTTTATAACGTATATATTTTTTAATTATAACGTGTCTATTTTTAATTGTGTAGAGTTCTTTTGCATTTACATTTTCTAAGGTAGGAACTATCAATTTAAACAAAGTAAGAACTTGGAGGGGACTTGACCAGTTCATAAGTACCTCATATTCAGCAGTCTCTGCAAACATATCTATTTGAACATTTTTATTTATATACCTTGTAAATAAAGAATCTTTAAAGATTTCTTCATTCAGGTCTTTCAATGCATTGTCCAATTCTATTTTAGAGTCATCAGCTATTAATTTCCACTTCTCAACGTCAAGACCGATCCCATTGTATTCTATATCAGAAAAAGCTAAAGACACCTCATTTTCAAGCTCTAAAACAGGTCCTAAACCATACTTATTGACCTCTTCTATTTGGCTTTTAGCTATTTTAATAAGATTTTCAACATCTTCTGCGCCATAAACTATTTGCTTATCTGTGAATGGTTGACCACCCAAATTGATAAACTGGTTTCGAGTGGATTTATCCAGCTGTTTCCCTAATCTTCTCAAACATACTTGCTCTAAACTGTGATAACCAGGTAATATATCCTTCCCTGTACTCAAAATTCTTTCACTAATCATAGTATCATAAATATTCTCAAGAGTTATATTGTAACATTTCTTGATGAATTTATAGTCAAACTTTACATTGTGTAATAATTTCTTTATAGTTCTTGATTCTAACACTGGCCTAAGAAACGATATGTCGTAATCTCGTGTGTCAATAACAAACTGATTTTCTGCATCTCCTATTTGAAACATAATTACACGTTTCGTAAGGAAATCCAATCCTTCAGTCTCTGTATCAACAGCAAGAATCTTTTTTGATAAACAGTAGTCTAAAATCTCTTTTGCTGAAATTTGATTATGCTTAATATTTAGACTATCGAATGTTCTTGGTTTTTTGCTGATAAAATGTATAGTAGTGCTTTTTTTTGTTTCTTTTTTCCCCTCCAATTCTTGAGAAGCTCCGTCTTCCATAACTATCCATTTAGTTTCTCCAACAATGCTGCTTCTTGCTCTTTGTAGATAGTTCTAACTAAACTAAGAACTCTAATACTCTCTGTGCTACTAAGACTCATAACACTTACTCTCGGAACTATTTCAATAGCTTCTCCTTTATCATCCAGAGAGTTTTTAATTTCTTCTGGAACATCTCCTTTAAAAAACAAGTTTAATAACTCTAATTGTTTTTGATGTCCAGGATTAACCTTAACTTTTTGTTCACAAGGTCTTACAAAGCTAAACATAGATTGCTCTTGATCTATTGCTAATTCAGCTTCTATTTCTACTTCGATTGCTTTAATAGCTCCTTGTAAAGATTCTAAGTCTTCTCTTGGATCTCCTTTTTTAGCGAATGCTTGTTCTGTTTCTTTAAACATACTTATTTGTTTTAGAGGATAATGGTTTCATCTGTTTCAATAGATGTAGTACCATCATCCCATATTACTAAATACTCTCCGTGTCTTTCAAATACTTTTGAAATCTGACCTGTTTGATTTTCAGGATCTTTTTTTAATCTTACTGTTGAATTTTTACTGTACCTCATAACTTTAAATTTAAGCTACAAAATAATTATTTTTTGTAAGTATCAGTGTGGAGTGAGACGAATTTTTCGATTAATTTATCAATCTCTTCCATAGCCTCTGATTTATAATCATTAGATTCTTTAAAAGCTATTAAGCCTCCTATATATCCTTCTGCTATTGTTTGAAAAATATCAACAACTACTTCTCCTTCTGGATCTTCTCCAGTTTCTTTCATTCTTTTGAAATGACTTAGGCAATTTGAAAATACAGCAAATGATAAATCATTACCATTTCCTTCTACTTGCATTCCTAATTCAGTTTCATCCTTATCTCTTCCTTCTCTGATCAGTAAGTTTAATTCAAACTTTATTTTTTTATCAGCCATCTAAATCTTTTTTAAAATTATTAACTTCTTTTACTAAACTTTCAATATCAC